TTACTTCTTCCATAAGCCAAATGGAGACTTTGAAGCCTATGAAATCCCTGTAAGTTGGCTAAAGGATGCCTGTAAGGGTTGTCGTGAAATTGTTGGAGGCGATGGCCAACGTGTTAAAGCATATATTGTCCCAGTAAATTCTGAGTATAAACTCTAAGTAAATGTGAATCTATAGATCTCTGCGCTTATAGATGTTCCTCCAAATCCTTTACAAGCACCTAACCATTCACCACTATACGGAATGAATAATTCAAATTCATCTCGTTCATCATCATCTACTAAATCGTTGCCTTTTTTGTCAAATGCTTCATAATCTCCTTCTTTATTATAGTTTTCGTATGCCTTCTTATTTAATTTATTACCGGTTAATTCTTCGCTCATTTTATTTATTCTGTCAAATGGTATTTTGCTAAAAATATTTTGTGGGTCAAATGTATTGTCTCCAGAACCATCCTTCCAATAATTTTCTTTGGATACTAATGGGGGACAAATAAAAATTAATGATCTTAGACGATGTCTAGTTTCACTTATATTTAGCATATAACAACATTTCAAGAAGAAATCTAAGTATGCTTTCTTGTCCTTTCCAATACTAAATGGAGGGTTGCAAATAATTAAGTCATAATCATTTTTAGTTGATTGTTCCAAAAAGTTCTCTTGAGTTATATTGAACTTTGGGAAGAACTTTTTAAGAGGTTCAATAAATAATTTGTTTAATTCATTCACATCAACTTTTGTGGATGGTTTTTTAGTCTTAGAAATAAAATGAACCATTGAACCAAGTCCGGCTGTAGGCTCTAGAATTTTGCTAGAAGTTTTGATTTCAGAAATAATTTCTTTATGAGCGGATAGGCATATTTCAGGTGTTGGATAGAAGTCCATACCTTTTTGAGTTCCAACTAAACTATTTACAAAATCTCTGTCAAAATCTGGATTCTCTTTTAAGAAAGCTCTATATGCTCTTGTTGTATTTCTTGCATTTAAAAATTCAGTTAACTTGCTATAGAATATGTTCATTTTTTTCCGTGAACTTAGCCATTCTTTAACTCTTGTCTGAATAATTGTTGCTGGTTTGTTCAAATCTGGTTTTGGTATTGCTTTGCGTAGTTTACGAGTTGGCTTTGGCATTGCTTTAATATATTTTGATGGATTTGAAACTAAAGAAGGATTTAACTTATTCTCAGCAATAAGACGCTGAACATAACCTGATTGTTTAGAACCTCCACACTGTGAACATGTTTCCATTTATAATTTAGACCTAAAATATAAATGACAACTCATCGTAAGCGATTCCTTAAGAAATATGATTTAGAAGACCAAAGTTATTCATTAGAAGACTTAGCAGAGATTTCTAATGTTCCTGAGAGGGTTCTTCAAGAGGTTTACAATCGAGGTATTGGTGCATACAAAACAAATCCAGAATCGGTAAGAATCAAAGGAACTTTTAAGAAAGGTCCTGCACCTATGAGCCAGAAACTAAGCAACAATTATGGCTCGTGTCTATTCATTCTTAGATGGATCTAAAAAGCATGATCAAGATTTAAGAACCTGTCCTAAGTGTGGAGGAAGCAAATATACTGATGCTTTGAAGGTATATAATAAAGGCAAGCCTGCTTGGTGTATGCCACGCAAGGGAACGGAATTACATGCAGAAGTTCTTCGTATTATGAATACCCCAAAAAAGCCGACTCGTAAATTACGCTTAGCACCTGTAGAAAGTGTGACCAATTTAGGTAAGGAAGGACGAAAACGGATTGAGGAGTTTTCAGACACCAAACCTATTATAAATAAGATGACCAGCAATACATGCCCTCATTGTAACAAGGAGTATAAGAATCTAACTCAACACATTACTAAGGCACACTTACATTTCTATATTGAGTTTGACAGAAGTGGTGAAGAAACAAAAATGACTGTAAAGGATGAATCCGGGAAAACAATTGATGAAAATGTAAAATCTCATTATGGTGAGGAAAATAGAGATTTCTATGAATTCTATACTGATTGGAAACACGGCTATATGGTAATCCTTTATAAGGATGGAAAAGTTGAAGTAAATACAATTAAAAATTTTACAACTTCTGGTAAATTATCCGAACATAATACTGCATTCAAAAATTGGTCAGTAAAATTTACAGCACCTAAAAAACCAACTCGTAAACTACGCAAATAACCTAATCAGCATTTAATAGACCGGCTTCGGTCTCCGTAATATAATAAATAGGAAAATTCTTATGAATACAAAGCCACCGAGAACCGGTGTTTTTGATTGCTGCTACTTCTTTAGGACCCATACCAACGTATGTCTTCAAGAAGTAATTCAACGCATGAGCGCCAGTAGACTGAGGGTATACTACAAAATGAGTGGCCTCCGTCAAGCAAAGACGAGTCTTCTTAAAGTTAGACAAGTGGTGAGACAAAATCAGAATCGATGTCACTGTATGACGACCCATAATGCAGATGTCATCAATTAGTTGCTGAACAGCCTTTGCTTCCTTTCCTGTTAGTGTGTCATAGTCATCGAATATAACAAGGCTGTCACGCAAAGGTTCCAAATCAGTCATAGGCTTTTCAGTGATTTTTTCAATATTTAGACGCATAGGCCTTTCTTTCATACCGTCTAGCGTTTCATCTTCTTTTAGTTTTGAGACCAAATATACAGGTCGGCCTTTAAACATTTTCTGATATTGCTCAGACAAATGCTTTGCTATATAAGATTTGCCACTACCTGATGCTCCAGCAATATAATAAATTGACCTCTTAGATGGATCAGGATTAAAATTTAGGCTAAAGGTTGAACCAGGAGGAAGTTTGATTTTAGATGAACCCTTCTCTTGAACTTCACCCAACATCTCACGGTAAGCGTCTTCGGCTCCTTCAACACCCAAATTTAGATGCTCAGGAGGGATTCCCTTACGGTAAGCCTCCTGAAGCACACGCATAACTTCCGACTGCTTACGAGGTGACAACTTGCTTAGCCGATGCTTCCCTATTTCGAGCTCTTGGACACCTTTCTTATCCGAACCCTTACCATCTCCTTGCTGCAAATAAAGAACGTCCTTGTTATATTCACCACCAGAAACGACCGCTACTGGCAAAGAATCCTTAGACTTGTCAAATGTCAACTTTACCTTGCCTGACATTTAATTTACTATACAGGAAAAAAACTGACTGAAAATTTACGGAAAAATTAATTATATTATGTAATCTCTCGGGATTGGCAGTAATTTCGCTTCAGTTAATGCCTTTTTCATTTCGGACTGCAAAATTTCCTTTAAATGGTTTAGTTTCATCTTAGGAGTTGCATCCTTTAAATCAGGAAAGTATAGTTTGGCGAATTGGTCTTTAAGCAAATCTAATTGTTTGCGCTTTCTTGCTTGAGTAACAGCATTAGGAAATTCTTCCAAGACTTCCATGTCTGCTGTAACCATATACAACTTGCCCAATGGTGAGTTCAAAATAGACCTCAACAAATCCAGAATTGATGCGTCTTTGAATTGCTTAGCAAGGCTATACATTCTCTTAGCAACTTTAACATAATTTTGGTCTGCTTCAAACTCAAGAATATTTTCTTTTAGAGATTTCTTTACAGCAGGAATATATGCGTATTGTTTGCCACTACGGTTGGTCCAAAGGATTATATTGCTGAACTCAGTATACTTTTGATTTACCCATGCGATCAAATCTATTTTTGTGATGCCTTTGGATTTGAATGCATCATCGAGGTAATAGATTGATTTGTCTCTTAGTTCTTTATAACCTCTGGATATTTCTGGATTTGACCAACGCAAAATACCAAATCTTAGTTCCTTTCTTGCTTCTAGGAACTCTACTGGATTTAGATGGGGCTTAAGCATATCCGAAGCCATCATATACTCATCATGTGTAATGATTTCTTGTTGCCATAGTGTCGCAAGATGAGCCATCTCATCCTTTTGGCTATAGCTATAAACTTTGCCATTCTCAATATAAGGTTTCTTAAGCAAATTCCATTGACTTATTTCTCCTATTTTAACTTCAGTAACTTTCCCAATTTTTTCCAATTTCCGAATCTTGTCTTGGAATATTTTGACTGATCCTCTACGCAAAATAACTTCCTCCATTAAATCGTAGTCAGCCGAATACATGATTTGGTAGTCAGCACTTGAACCAACAACATAAGGTGTACCAAAGCTAATCAGTTTGAGAACCTTGATCAGAGGTTTGCTGTATTGTTCTGGGAATTTCCGTTCCATTTGTATTAGTGTTTCTAATATGTTTTTTGGTTTTAATATGCTGAGTCCATAAATGCTCTTTATTGCAAGTATAGTCACATTCCTGGCAAGTATAATTTGCCCTATTTTCCTTAGTATGCTTTCTAGTTTCTAGATGAGCAATCCATTCTGCGTTGTTTCGGCACTGAGTTTCACATTTTTCGCAATATAATTTTTTTGCCGAATCTGTTCCTTTTTCGATGTGTTTTTTGCTTGAACAGTGCCTAATATATTCACAGTTCTTAGTGCACTGGACATCACATTTTTCGCAATAAAATTGCTTACTTCGAGCAGCCTTGACCTTCTTTAGATGTCCCAGATCAGAAGAGTGATGCTCTTTCCACTGTTCGTGGGTCATGTTTTCAACATTGCAAATAAAACACTTGTAGTCACACTTTACTTCGACTTCGTCCATTTTACTTATATTATATATTTTTTATTTGTCTAAATGGTTATATTCTAATATTTGTTTATTTCATTTCCGTGTTCTCGTTCCAACACCATTGTGAGCAACCTCCCTGAGTCTGAAGGAAGTTGAAGAATCTTCCTAGAACGGCTTTGCACAGAGGACTGGTGACAGGAACGCAGAAACGAAATAAACAAATAATAAATATATATAAATAAATAAACAAATAAATAACCGAACTATTAATAAATGGCAGATGACTCAACTATAACTTCAATTGTTGCTATAGTAGTTTCTTTGGGAGGTATTGTGCTTGGCATTGTCAATCACAAGCGTATCCGAAGTAATTGCTGTGGCAAAGAATTAACAGCTAGTATAGATGTCGAGACAACAACACCGCCAAATAAGTTACAAATTAAACTTCCTACAGAGACTGGATAGCCTCTAGAATATGAACAATAACATCAACATTAAAAGCATTCCCAAGACACTTATACCGTTGTGTGTTGGAAATTCCTTCTGTATAATTATCAGGTAATCCTTGGAGACGTTCGCATTCAATAGGAGTTAGTTTGCGAACCTTTTTTGTTTCTAAATTAACTACTTGATTGTCTTTTAGAACTGTAGTTAGTGTTCCGCACTTATCATCATTTCTAACTTCAATTCGTCTAATTGGAATAATATTTATATCAGAATCAGCACGAACTCCATTTTTTAATTTACGTCGCACTTCAGTTCCAGTTCGTATAATTTCTGTTGATTTTCCAGATGGAACATAAATCATAGTTCTATTCTTCTTTTCAATACTATGTTCTGCTGAACTACCTATTTTAATTAATCCAGCACCACCATTTGAAAGAGTAGCAGATTTACCTTCTGTAGAATATACTCGATGCGCTTGACCTGTTGATTGTTCTAACTCTTTAACTCTAATCATACCATTATTACAAACTACATTTAAGGCAGGAGCTTTACCTTCTATATCATATACTCTTGTTGATTGATGATCTTTATCTCCAATATAACCTAGTTTCCTTGTTATTGGTGTGAATTTCTCTTTTGACTTTGTGAATTTAGTTATTTCTTTTCCTTCAATATTAGGTTCAAGAATGTCTTTTAAAAGAATACCTTTGTCTTCAGGTAATCCTTGAATAGGAATATTAGTCCAAAATAATCTTTTGCGTGATTGAGCTGAAACAAGAGATGCATTAATCATGATCGGTTCAACACCCATAACTTCCGTAATCTTTGCTTTAGATTCCTTAGACATCGAGTTCACATTCTCAAGAATAAAATATTTAGGTTTGCTTTCTTTCATAATACGAACATATTCATAAAACAATCCTGATCGTTCACCTTCAAGGCCTTGACGACCTTTTTTGGCAATGCTGAGGTCCTGACAAGGTGACCCTCCTATGAGTAAGAACAAATCTGGAATTGGTTTAACTTCTCTAACATCACCTAACTGTATAATTTCAGGATGATTCTTTTTAGAAACTTCTTTTGCGTGTTTGTCAATCTCTGAAGCATAATAAGTTTTGACTTCAATCCCAGCACGTTTTAAAGCAACCATTGAACAACTTATACCATCGAATAAAGAAAGAACGTTCATTTGCTTATTAGCAAGTAAAATTGTTTAAAATGAAAATGTTTACATATTATAAATGGACCAAGCAGAAATTGAAGAAATCTTTCTACAATTTTTGACTGGTTTGACTGATGATGAAAAGAAAAGTATTGAGACGGATGAGCAAGCCTATGAGTTCTTTAATTATGATGTCGAGGAGGAAATCAAAGAAGAACTTTATAGGAGAGCCTTTTCTGCTGTTGATTGGGACAAATTGATTAAGAAGATGAAAGAAGATTTACCTGAAGAAGACGATGAGGAGAGTATAGATGAGACTATTTATGCTTCAGACTCAGATTAGGTCCCGGGCCAGTATAGTTCAAGCGGCTGAGATTCACCACTACCACGCATCTTAGACATAGTCAACAAATCTGGATTCATGCTAGTCGGTTTAATCTTAGACCTAGCCTGAATAGCCAATGAACGACGAATAACCTGTGCCATTTTAAAGCCACGAATCGCTTCTTGTTCTTTCTCAAAATTTTTAGCGAAACTCTGCATTTATTATTGCTTAGAGGTTATTTTTGAGGAACTTAACAAATCCAGATTTGGTGCGAGGTCCAAGTTGACTACCATGTTTCTTTCTATTCTTCTTTCCAGCACCAATCTCAGGCAAAGGACCAATGTCTCCAATCTCAGGCAAAGGACCAATCTCAGGCAAAGTACCAAAATCAGGCAAAGGACCAATCTCAGGCAAAGTACCAAAATCAGGTAAAGGACCAATCTCAGGCAAAGGACCGATGTCTTCAATTTCAGGTAAAGGTTCAAGCATTTCTAATTGCGGAACATCAAGTATTTGCTCCGTTTGAATATAAATTGGTTCAGTTTCAACAGTTACTTCTGCTTCATTTTGAATTTCTTTGTCTTCTGCACTTACCATAGCACCATCCGGTTCAGCAGCTTCAGTTTCTGGCACAGCATTAGGACCATAGTGTCTTACTCTGTATTCTTTAATAAAATCAGCCGTGCTTATATAATCTGGATTTTTACCTGCTCTATACCTAACAGTATTAGGAAAATCTCTTAATTGTATTGCCATAATTTCTTCATCAGTCTTTTGACCAGGAGGAGGAGGGTCAATAGGAGGAAGTTCCGGATTAATCGGAGGAGGGTCAGCAGGGTCAGGGTCAGGAGGACAGTTTGCAATACACGTAGAAGGAACAATACCAAGACTCTGGCCAACCTGAGTAGCAGTAATACAAAATGATGCTGCTTGTAGTCCAGTCTTTACCATTGGACCAATTGTTGCTGACATTCCCGGAACAAGTGCAGTAGCAGCACCAATTGCCAACTGAGCAATGTCTAACGCATCAATCGGTTCACCACGAGCTGCTGATGCAATCATTTTAGCAGCCGGACCAGCCATTGAGGCAGCAGCCATCAAACCAATCGCAAGGGGAGAACCAGCACCCAAAGTTCCAACAGTAATCAATGCACTTACAGCAGCAGCAGCAACCATAGCCATAATACCAATTGCTTCAACCCAAAAATCAGGGTCTTTCATCTTATTTACAAAATCATCACCAAACTGCTTAAATTTAGTCTCAGCATCACGAGCAAAATCCTCAAATGCTTTCTTTACTTCAGCACCCATTTTTTCAAATCCTTCTTTAATACGTTTTTCAACATCTTCCATAACTTTTTTAATGTCCTCACCAAATTTACGGAATGCACCAGCAACACCATTTCGTTCCGGGTCAAATGCTGCTGCTAAATCAATTCGTCCTTCGAATAAATCAGTAATTCCCTTGTCAATTTCTTTCATTAGTGCATCAAAGTCTAGACGACCTTCAATTCGCTTACCACGTGTAGGATGAGGACGAATCTCATGTCCCTCAACTTCACCTCCACTAAAACGAAGATTTCTACTGATAACGTCACCACCTTCTGTACGAGGATTTCTGCTTCTAGCTTCCGCGCCTTCGCAATGTGTGCGTTGATGTCCAGAGTCCCACACTGGTTTCCGTGGGTCACCAGTTTGCCAACAACGTGCGTCCCTAAAACATGTCAATGGATCTGTACGAAATCCAGCCGGACAACCGTCTAGATGTGTTACAATTGGTTTACGACATGTTTCAAGGTCAGTCACCCATCCAGCAGGACAATTGTCACGATGTTCTTGAATAGGTTTTCGGCATGTCAAACCATCATTAATCCATCCGGGTTTGCAATTGGCATTGCGAAATGTCAAACCATCATTTACCCATCCCGGACCTGGAGGATTCGTGTCACGACAGAATAGACCATCATCAACTTCACCTGGTTTGCATTCCTCAAGACATGTCAAACCATCATTGCGAAATCCGGGTGGACATGGTTTGAGCACACTTCCACCATACTTTTTCTTGAATCCTTTCACGCCCTTACATCCACATCCACAATCAAGCTTTTTTAATTCTGCTTGTAACAATCTCGCGAATGTGTTCTTGCTAATACAATTGTATTTGCCTCCTCCACATCCACAATCGTCTTTTCGAACATATTTACTAAGCATATTTGTTTATTCGTCATAAATTAATTCTCTTATTATTAACAAATGTCTACTGGTGATCAATCTCAGTATATTCGTGCTAAAATGGCCGAGCGTGGTTCTAATGCTCAATCTAAATTTATGATGGATGGTTTTGATCGGTGGGCAGAATCAACTGCACCTGCTCGCGAAGGTCAAATGGAGAAAATAGCCGCTGAGCCTACTGGTTCAAGTTGTGGTGGTGCTATGACGCTAAGCAAGGCTAAGCGTAAACTTCATAAACTCGAAGGAGTACATGAGCTAGAGGGTGGTGTAGACGTAATGGGCACAATTAATACTGCTATTGATTACGCAAGAAAAGTTCGTGAATTTTGGGACAAAGCATCCAAATTTATAGACGAATTAGAGAAGGATTTGAATGAAGAAATTCTTGCTAATTCTGTTTACAACAAGGACAAAGGTCTTGTAGACACTGTGAATGGTTTTCTACAGATTATGCAGGGTTTCAAATTATACAAGACCCAGATTGATGCATTTTCAGCCGGTCTAAAGGCAATTGGTCTAGGTAAGCCTCATGGTGGAAAACTTCATGGCGGAGCAGACGTAACACAATTAGCAAAAATCGCAGGACAGATTATTTCATGGGTTAAGTGGCTACACACAGCAGCAAAGAATCTTCGTACAATTCTAAAACTACCATCTCTTCATCCTGTAGGTGGTAAGGTAATTGAAGTATTGGAGCCTGTTCTCAAACTCATTGGAGCAAGTCGTAAGCGCTCATCTTCTCCTTGTATGGAATATTGCCAGTGCGATGAGATGGATGGTGGAGCACGCCTAAAAATAAGTAATGAATTTAAGTCACCTCTTGAAAACATGATTGCCCGAAAAGTTGGAAAATACCGTGCTGAAAAGCCTGGTCCTACTGACAAATATTTGGCGAGTCTTCCTATGGGAAGGCATGAGGCTGGACGCGAAATTCAGCGTGCTGAAGAAGATGCGATGCTAGCATATATTGAGAAAGAAAAGGCTGTAAGAATGGCTAAATCAGCAGGAATGCCGGCTGCAGCAGCATACTTGTCAGCATCTGGCCGCAAGCGTGGAAATGCTGCGCCTATGGCTTATGAGTTGTTTGATGAGGATCTTCGCCCGTTTTACGATGAGGATTTCCGCCCGTTCACTGAGGAGGAAAGAAGTTATATGGACATAAGAAGTATTGGTGGCCGTAAGAAGGCTATGCATATGATGCCTGATGGGAGTATGATGCCTGGAGCAACACATGGTGGTGCTATGAGTGCCGCGCAATTACTACCACCAGGAATGGACTTGCGTCATAGCCGTGATGCAGTCCAACATCTCACTCGCGCTGCGCAATTAGCAGCAATGAGAGGTGGACCTAGCGAACCCGTTGGACTTGGTGGCCGTGCCGCGCCTTCTCTAAGTAGAACTCTTCAAGCGTATAATGCAGATGGAATGACTGAGATGGAAATGAAGAAGAAGGCTATGGGTGGCCGTGCCGCGCCTTCTCTAAGTAGAACTCTTCAAGCGTATAATGCAGATGGAATGACTGAGATGGAAATGAAGAAGAAGGCTATGGGTGGCCGTGCTGCGCCTTCTCTAAGTAGAACTCTTCAAGCGTATAATGCAGATGGAATGACTGAGATGGAAATGAAGAAGAAGGCTATGGGTGGCCGCAAGCGTTCTGCCCGGAAGGTTATGGTGATGGAGCCTATGCTGGGTGGAGCATTTCAGTCTTGCAAGCCCGGATGGATTGACGATGGTCTCCTATGCCGGAAGCCCATTAATTGTAGTGGATTTCCTCTCAAATGTGAGGGTGGTGAGGTAGTGCCCAAGAAACGTGTTGGTGGCAAGAAGCCTTCTGCTCGTGGTGCGATTGTAAAGAAGGTAATGCGTGAGCAGGGTCTTTCTCTTCCTCAGGCTTCAAAGTATGTGAAGGACAATGGTTTGTATTAAAGAATTTAAATCCATAATAATAAACAAATGCCGACTTTCCAATCTACGCCAGCAATGCCATGGATTTTTCCTGATCAGGCATACCACATGAATCGTAAGGGAATGCAACCCCTAAAGCCTGCGCCTGTGAGAAGTCTTGATTTGCTTCCTCCTGCTGAAACCGAGTCTCATGCTCTATCTGCAGACCATGCTCATCGTATGGTTCATGAGCGTCTTCGCGTGAATAAGAAGAAGGAAAGAGGTATGCTTGGACTTGGCGAGATGAATGAACGGTCTCAGCGTTATGTCAGGCCGGCATCTCGTTCGGCTGTGCCTAAAGGTGTTTTCCATGGATCTCCTATGGAGTATGTAACATCTGGGGCTGGATTGTGTGGAGGTCGTATTTATACTAAAGAAGGTCAGGAATGGCTTGCTAAACGTCTAAAGGAACGTGCACAAGAATACGCAGAATTGGCAAGTGGTCAGTTCTCACCTAGGCCTCCTAGACAGATCGAAGTCACTCCTTATGGAGACATTGACACTCTGCTTCAGGTTGCCTTTACAGCATTTACGTCTGGAACATTTTCTAGTGGTCTAAATGAGACTCTAAACAAACTTCTACAGGCTTTTATTAAGGTTGGAGCAACTATTACGCCTTCTCAACTAACCAAATATGCACAGGCTATTAGCAAGATGATTCAAACGACTCGGTCGTATACTGGAGCAAACCTTGGTGAAGAGTTGGGCTTTGTTTATGAAGGCCGTGAGAAGCGTCTTCGTGGACTTGATTCAGTAAACGAGACTCTAAAGGTTATTGATGCAGCACTAAAAGAAATTGCTCGTGTAATTTACGAGCCTTTGTCTGCTCGTGAGCAGGTCATGTCTCAACTTTCTTCTCGTCTAATTGGTCGTCAACTTGAACTTTTTAAACCATCATTTATTAGTGAGGAACGTCAGGCTGCTATAGAGGCTGTTTCTCCTATTGAACTTGGTCAACCTAGTCAGCCGGGTCCTCTAATTCCTGGTCCTCGTCCTCCTGCTGCCGCAGAACCTGAAAGTGTGTGGGGCGCTCCTGGTGGTGAGGAAGGTGAGGCTGAGGCAGGTGGACCCTATCCTGATCTTGCTAGGTTTGATTCAGCGGTTGGTCTTGGCCGTCGTCGTCGTGGCAAAAAATACTTTTAAACAAATCCAGATTTGATGACATACTATAATTAATAACCAAACCAATTAAAGTCAAACATAGTCTTATATAGTCTATGCTTGCCTTATGACATGTCACCAATTCTGGATTTGTTTCGAACCTTAAATTAAATGGAACCTTTGATTAGACCATACCAACTTGGAGGAAAGAAAGGTTACAGAACGGAATTGAATGGTGTTCCTTTCTCACGTAAACCTGTTGAATTGAAGCGAGCAATTCAACAAGCAGAAGCATTACAGATGAAAAAGAAAATGCCAGATGTTGAGTCATATTCATTGAGTGAATCAGACATCCAAAAAATGATTCCAACATTAAAGATTGTGTCATATCCGGACCTATTAAAAGCAAATAGTATTGATGATGTGTTAGATGACAAAGGAAGGCTTATGCTTCTATACCTAACAGAGAATCATTTTACAGGTCATTGGGTATGCTTATTGAATTATAGAGACACCAATATTATAGAGTATTTTGATCCTTATGGCAACTATAAACCTGATGGAGAATCAAAATGGTTATCTAAAGAACAATTAAAGGAGTTGGGTCAGTCGACTAAGAAATTAACACAACTACTAAACGCAAGTAGTTACGAGGTCAAATCGAACGCATACCCATTTCAGAAAGACAGAATGAATATGAATACTTGTGGAAGGCATTGCACAACGAGATTATATTTTAAGAACTTACATTTGCCTGAATATATTAAGCTTGTAGAGTCAACTGGATTAACGCCTGATACCTTTGTTAGTGCTTTTACGTTCAACATGATTGGTAAGTAATCCATAAAAATTATAGTGTTAAGTAGTAAATGAGTTTCTCAAAGGTTGAGATCGAAGGAAAGCAGGCAGCACCTGATCGCATTTACTATAATGGAACTGTCATTAACAATACTCTAACGACTAGTAAGCAAAAAGAGGATCCGAGTGTTGTGTTTCAAGACCAACGTCAAACACCATTGGTTCCTGATGCTTCAAAATACGAGGTATCAGTTCAGAACTTTAGTCTAGGAGGATGCCAGAAGACTCTTCCTCTATTTATTCCTCAAATGAGTCCTCCTATACTTACGAAAAGCATTACGGCTGCTCTTGTAGTTGTTACAAGCCGTGATTCAAACAATTTGCCTCTGACTTCAATCGTTACGTATACTTGTGCTTCACATGGTCTCAAAAATAAGAATATTATTAGTTTGATTCTTGGATTTGATTCTTCATTTCTGAATCTTGTTGATGGAGTATGTCTTAATTCAACAACAAACACATTCACTTGCAATACTCCATCTGGATGTCAGTTGGAAGATGGAAATTATATTCCAACTTCTGGGCAAGCAACCTATTATGATCCTTCAGATGTTACTACGACAATCTATAGTGTTCAGGTAGGTGTTTATGATGGAAGTGATTATGCTCTTTCTGCTCCTACTTTCATTGTATGGGAACCTGAAAATACGGCTTCTTACATTCCAGTCCCTGTAACGGCTCAGCCTACCCAGCAAGAATCTGAGTTTTACTATTGCTATTCTTATACGCATTGGGTAAGTCTTGTAAACAAGGCTTTAAATACAGCATGGGAAACTGTAAATTCAGGAGTTGGAACTCAGTGTCCGTTTATTGAATATGACGAGACTACTGGCCTATTTTCAATCAATCAGGATTCAAAGACCTGTATGGTTCCTGTTGACACGCCTCTTCCTGCTCCCTTTTCTGTTACATATACGGCAGCTGGTGGTTACCAATCTGGAGAATATTCATTTGTTGGAATGAATACCTGCTTGGAACTATTGCTTTCGAACTTTTCATCTGTCTATTATGGACCAATGCAGAAGTGGAATGGTGCTTTAAGAGGTCCTAATGGTGGTCCAGATGAATATTACTTGCCAGAAGTTGTGTTTGACACAGGCCTAAATATTGATTTGCCTAGTGGAGACGCAAAGGCAACCACACCTGTAGGAAATACCTTGAGAAGTCTGCCTAAGTCTTCTATAGTTCAGTTAGCAAATCCATTTAGCGGTGCTGCTCTTGCTAATGCATTCTTTGTAAGACTTCCCCAAGATTACATAAGCACTGGAAGTATTTGGTCACCTGTGTCATCTATTGTGCTTGTGACGACCCAAATCCCTGTTCGCAACGAAGGAACCGCAAACCCAATTGTATTTGGAACTGCGAACGTTGGTGGTCAGAGTTCTTCTGGTGGAGCCTTCCAGAAGGTTCTAATCGAAGTTCCTATTAATGCTACAAAAGCAGATTTCTGGCGAGGCTCTGTAGTATACGAACCCCAGACGCTAACTTTTTCTTCCTTGTCGCCCTCACAGGAAGGAATTTCGGATGTGGACGTTTCACTATTTTGGCGCAACCGACTAACAAATTCACTGATCTCACTAACTATTCCGAACCAAGGGTCGATGTCATTCCGTCTGCTTTTCAAGAAGAAGCTCGTCTTGTAATCGTCGTTTCTTTTAAAAAAATTTGTTTTCTTAATAACAAAACATGGCTAGCGAAGTTTCGAAGTATTCCGTGTTCGACCCTCGCATTATCCAGCAGAAGCCGAAGTTTGCGGTTGAGAAGGGTGCTTCTTCTATTTCCAACGTATCCGTTCAGGCTCAGACTGCTGACTCATCCTCTTGCCAGTTCAACGTTCAGGTGCCGTCCGAGAACGTGTTCGTAGACCGCGCTGTTCAGTGGCAGGCGACCGCTGTGGCTGTAATTACGGTTGCTCTAACGGCTGGCACTCTTGACATTCCCGCTGGCACTCCTCTAACTGGTCTAATTGCCCCTGCGGCCTTTCCTCTTCATCAGGCCGTGAACCAGATGTCTGCGACGATTAACGATGCGACTGTAACTATGAACACGCAGGATGTTCTCCCTCAGGTGCTTCGTCTAGCGGACTTGGCGGATTCTCGTCGCCAGCGCACTTGCCCGACGATGTTGGATCGTTATGCCAAATACCCTGATTCTCGCATAGTAAAGAACACTCCTCTGCTTGCTTGGGATGAGACCAAGAATTCTGATGAGGTAGCCAATGGTGGCTTTAATGGTTTCTACTTTGCGACGGATGACACTGGTGTGACTCCTGCTGTAGGCACGATTGCTGCTCCTGTGACTGCTGGCAATGTTCGGTATGTAAATGGCCAGCCTCAGCTTGCCGCAGACCTAAATGTCGCTGCTGCTGCTCGCACTCTAACGTTTTATGCGGTTGTAAGTTCTGTAGAGAAGCTTCTGCTATCTCCGTTCATGTTTGCTGATCAGGATGAACTCAGCACTGGTCTCTTTGGTGTTCAGAATTTCCAAGTGCAGATGAACATGGCTCCTTCTCCTGCTCGTGCTTTCCGTGCCTCGCTGGACACTACGCTCTTCCGTGTAGAGACTGGCAAGGCTCTTGATGCGTCTTTTAGTGCTCTAACGACGACTTGGTCTCAGAATGGTGGCAAGAGTGATCTATGGGTAACGCAGCCGTCTCTAGCGGTTCAGTTCCTAACGCCGTCTCTGGATGTTCCTCTGCCTCCCAAGAGCATCGTGCCTTACCAGGAATACCCTCGTTATATTTCTACCCCGTCTGTTGCCGTGCCTGCGTCTACTTCTCTACTAACTGCTGGCACCCAGTTGACGTCGAACACGATTACTCTCCCGAACATCCCGGACCTGCTCGTAATCTATGTGAAGCCTTCTTCGTATGCTGATGCCACGAATGGTGATTGGTCTCTTCCCATTACCAAGATTGCTTTGCAGTTTGACAACTTCTCTGGGCTCATTTCCACGATGACGCAGGAGCAGCTATATGGAATGTCTGTTCACAATGGTGTAGACATGGATTGGTCTGAGTGGTCTGGCTATGGTTATGTGCCGTTCTCGCAGGTTGCGACTACGACTAGCACCGTGACTCGCTCTGGTGGCCGTGTAGGTCTAGTGGGCGGTCCTCTAGTGCTACGCCCTGGTCGTGACTTCCCTCTCCAGTCTGGACAGGCGCCCGGTCTTGTAGGCAACTTCACGCTACAGTTCTCGCTAGAAGTCCAGAACTTCACTGGCTCTTCTCAGACGCCCAACATCTACGTGGTGCCGATTAGCTCTGGTTTCTTCGAGACCATCAAAGGTTCTTCTCGTGTAATCAAGGGTGTGCTCACGGAGCAGGACATTCTCTCTGCGCCTGCGCGTGCGCCGGAGGCTGACCTTGAGCGCTCGGTAGGTGCTGGCCGCCATGGTGGCATGAAGCATATTAAGATGTCAGGCCAGATACCTCATGAGGTCGCGATGCGTGGCCGTTTTGGCATGGGTGCCTACATGTAAGAACAAATCCAGATTTAGCAACAATATAAAAATACAACAAACCCTTCAGGGAGCATTCTACTGTGAACAATAGCAGTCAGTTAACGGCTTGCGTTCAAAAGTTTCTTCTTGCTCCCTAAATGGTCAATTAAATTTAACTTGAACATTCTTCTCAATCTTAAAATTTTCCTTAGGCTTTGATGTATAAGTAAGAAGATGACGAACTCGATCATAAACTTTTCGTTCTTCTGAATGCGTCTCATTATAAGCAGTCACACGCTTAAGAATGCGTTCACGATTCTTCAAGTAATATTCACGGAAATACTCTTTACTTGGCATCTTTACTTATTGAAAATGAAATTATAATGTAAAAATCACTAATTATAATGTAATTATTGGAAAAAGGCAAAAAAATACAGTATTTTAATCGATTAAAATACTGTATTTTTTATGTGTTTTCGCGTATTTATATATAACTTAATGATTTTTACCATATATAATACAAATGTCGTCATATGATGAGATTGAATTTGTCAAAATGTCTAAAGATTTTCTATTATTTTTTATATTGGCGAGTATGCCTGCTTTTAGTTGCTTAATATTTTCATATATAATGACAAAGAATGGATGCTCAGCTACTGGGACGATTTAATGCTGTTAAGGACAATCTAAACGAGGAGATAGACAGAATTAAAGGGGAGATGCCAAAAAAAAAAAATGCTCACTTGTATAGGGGATTAGAAGTCAGACTTGCTGATCTAAAGAAATTTCGTAAAAAGTTGATTACCATTAAGAATGGTAATGAAGAACATGTTTCTCTTGGATTACCATTTAGTCCTCCATTAGTTCAAAAAGTTCTTGGACTATTTAATAGTATTGATGCAGCATTGGCTGCTCCTCTACCTGCTGCTCCTCCACCTGCTGCTCTCCTCCACCTGCTGCTCCTCCACCTGCTGCTCCTCCACGTGCTGCTCCTCCACGTCCTCGTCCGCGCGGTCCTCCACCTCCCCCTCCACCGCGTGCTGCTCCTCCACCTCCTCCGCCGCGTGCTGCTCCTCCACCTCCCCCTCCACGTGCTGCTGTTGAATATACTGAAGGTAATTTGAATAGAATTCTTGGAGCAATTCTAACAGCAGGTTCAAGCGAAGACTTAGCAGAAGTTAACAGATTAGTGGAAACACTTGAAGGCCAAAAAGAAGGATTTAATGCTGCTATTCGCGCACGAACGATTAATCCTCAGAACTTGAAAGGTACGGCAAAAGCAGTATTCAGAGCATTACATCCTGATAAGGGAGGTAACAATGAATTATTTGCTCGTATGAATAATCTATTAAAAGCAGACAATTTTGGTATTCTATCAGGAAGTGGAAAGCAAAGAAAATGCCGTCATTGTGGTCTTCCTAAATATTAGTATTGTTTTGCTTAATAATTTCATATATAAGTTATAAATGAAGTGTCGTAAATGTGGCTTACCAAAACTTCATGGTGGTATAGCACCTGACCGTAAAGCATATTTTGAATTAGTTAAACAATCATATGAACCTTCTGCATCAAAAAAAGTTGGTGATTGGGAATTAGTTGCTGAAACTCCAACACTGAAGTTCTACAAATCTGGAAATGATGTCGTAGTAAGTATTCGTGGAACATTTGATTCACGAGACACTAAAGCCGACGCAACTATTGCTGTTAATAGTCTTCATCTTTCTGATAGATTCAAAGAGGATGAAAGATTCTTAAGCAATTTCAAGCAACAAAATCCTGACTTGAAGTATTATGGTGTTGGTCATTCTTTGGGTGGTGCTATTCTGGATTTGTTCTTACATAAAGGACTAATCTCTGAAGGGCAATCATATAACCCTGCTATTCAACCCCATGACTTTAGTGCAACATTACCTAATCATCGCATATTTATGGATGGTGATCCACTATATACTTTGGTAAGACTATTCCTTAAACAGAAGCCTGAAGTCATCAAAGAGAACTCTTCTATATTTCGAAAGATTGCTCGCTTAACTCCTATTGGGAATGTTGTTACTGCCGGTGATTATTTGAAGAGTCATGGATTAGACCAATTCGAAGGCAAAGGGAAATCTAGACGTAAGAAGCAATAATTTAAAAATACAGAGATGGGTCCTCGTTCAAATACATGTGAGAAATTCTTCGTTCAAGTTCTTCTTCGTCATTTAGTTGTTCTCGAACTTCTTTAATTTTAGCAATAAGTTCTTTTCTCTCGACCGGGTCATCTGTAAATATTAGATGACCTAGTAGATAATTCAACTGCTCATATAGAAATTTAATAGCAAATGACATGTTTATTATTAGATTATAGGTTATTTCTAAACTTGAATTCTACCCTTTCATACTGATTTAGCATTTCCTTTAGGTGTTTAATATGTCTTTTTAATCCTATAATACGTTCTGTTAGGTTATTTTCATAAGCATAGGCAAGTTCGTTTAATAGATGCTTTAGATGTTGCTTCAAATACTCCATTTATTATAGAGCAAATCTTTTTATATAAGCCTTTATAGACTCATTAATAGTTGGTTTATTCCAAAGAATCCATCTGCTTAGTGCACCCGGTGTTCTTGGGTCTTCCCAATCTTCATTCTTACGATGTCTTCTTAAATATGCTGCTTTCTTTTGTCTTGCTAGTTTAGGATCTATTTGGTAATAGATGGTATAGTCATTATAGTCATAGGCTCCAAATTTAACAAGTTGGTATGGATTGTCGAATTCAGCAGCAAGTTTGTGTACACCATCATTAGCAAGGTAAAACTTAACCATTATTATTTAATTAGGTTATTTTATATA